CTGCTGCCGCGTAGTCAGGCGGCGGCGGCGCTTTCGCTTTTCCACCCATCAGAGAACCCCTTTTTAATCCATCGGCACTGCTCGCGGGTCATGGTCAGAATCACCAAATCCCCGTCCGGAACAGCGCCCGGAATGCGGCACTGCTCGACAAACCCCAAGTGCTTGTCGAATCTCAGCGCCTGGGTGTTCCAGGACGGCACCAGCCCCATCACCACATTTAGATTTAACTGGCGGAAGGCATAGTCGAACACGCAGTATAAAAACTCGCGCGTCAACCAGTTTTTACCATCGCCAGCCACATGCAAACAAGCACTAGCACAATTGAAATGGTCAACGATCACCCCCGCCACGAGTGTCCCGTTACGCTCGTACCCTATCGCCGACCCCTCGACGAACCCGCTACCCCCCGTGCGCGCGCTGACCCAATCTCCAACGCGCTTGTCTTGACCGATGACAATCAAAGCACTCCGCCGTTCTGGTAGAGGTAATCGACCGCCGCCCACTGTGTAGTTGCCGTGGCGGACGTGACACGCATGCGCAACGAGGCGGCGTACCCCAACCCGGACACGGTTTGCCAGTCCTTGCGGATATTGCCGTCGCCACCCCAGATGGCTGTATCCCAGAGGGCGGTATCCCAAACCCAAACAGCCGCAGTCGGCGTAAACGACGGCGAGCCAAGGGTGGGAGTCTGGTCGAAGTCAACATTCAGCCCGAGCTGCAAGCTCGGGACGATATCGACCGATAGCGTCGGGCGGACCATCGTCCACTGCTTTAGCTGCGTGCGGGAGCCAAAATAGTTGAACGCAGGCAGCACGTCCGCCGTGATCGGCACACCCGCGTCCGATGTGCCGCTCCAAGCAAGGCCCACCTTGCCCGCAGTGCCGAAGTACATCAGATCGTTGTGCAGCTCCCAACACTTGGCCTGCCAGCCCGTAAACCGGCACCAGGCGCGAGAAATGGTATTCATGATGTACTGATCGGAGGTTGTGGCGCTGGTGGGCACGTTGACGATCAGCGCATCCTCCCCGGGGTACAACTCCATCTCCCATCCGAACGTGGCTGCGTAGACGGTTGAGGCAGCGCTTATTGCGTTTTGTATCTTGTCGGTCAGTGCTAGCCGGCTATTGACCCGCGTCGATTGCAGCGCCTCTGACATGGGTAATACACCGTCCCGGCTCACAATGAGCAGATCGCCTGCGTATTTGACCAGGCAGCGCCGACCGATGGGCGAACCTACCGCCCACACGCCCACGAGCGCCCATGACACGGCAGCCGTCGGGTCTGCCCCACGATAAACCGCAATCTCGCCCTGATCGGTCACGATCACCAGATGATCGTCTGACCCGTTGCCGGCGTCTATCGTCCAGTTTCCAATGCTGGCAATAGCGCCGCCCATCCGGAAGATAGACCCTAGCGGAAACTCGACAGCAGCCCCTGCGACCGAGTTGACCGGCAGGTACCAGATCGACAGGGTGTTGATCTGCACGAAATACAGACGCGACTTATGCACCGTCAGATCGACTATCGTGCTCGCCACAGGAATCCCGGTAATCGCAGGCGACGCCCATACCGTGCCGTTCCACGTCCGGGGCGCATCGGCCCCGTTGACCATGTACAAAAAGCTGCCGCCCGGGGTCGTAAAATTCACATGCTGCCAGCGGGCATTGGTCAGACCAGACAGCACAGCCGCGCCTACAGCCGCCTGCGTGTTGGCGTTGTAGACGGCGCATGTGCCCGCGTTGTTGCTCACCGCGAACAACGTGCTGACCGTGCCGCTGCTGTAGCTCATCAGGGACTCGACGGTGCCGGGGATAGCGGTCGCCCAGTCGGTAAACCCTGGCCGCATCTGGCAGTAGGAGGGTCGCGGAAACCAGTTATCCAGGACCACCGCGTCCTGCGGGTCCATCGCGGCCAGCGGGTCTCGGGCGTTCCACCCGCCGACAGGGCTTGGCACCGATGCCGTCGCACTGATCTGTTGTCGCTGCGCCCGTCGCGTTTTTGCGGCCTGGCGCAGCATTACGACACCATCCAGTTCCCGGCCGGCACCAGCACCACGGTGGGCAGATCATTGCTGCCGCCGTTCAGATTCAGCCGAGGCTTGCCGCCATCGCGCGCCATCGCGTCCTCGACTTCCCGCTCGTACTTGGCGAAATCTTCGGCGTACTCCAGCCCCTTGGCGGCTTTCCACCGCCAGACGACCCCCAAGCCCATGATGCGCTCGTCGAGCAACGACGTATCCGCATCGCTTAACCAGACATCACTCGTGACCCCTGCCGAGACCGTGCACCAGCGCGCGGAGATCCACTCGAAAAAGCAGGACTGGCCCGCAGCCGGAATCGGGGTAAACAGAATCTGATTGCCGCGAATCCTGAATTGATTCCACGGTCCGTTGATGAACGTAGCCTTGAGCGCCTGCCACTCGCCGGGCGACCGCGGGCCGAACACCGGACGACGCTGCGAGCGGTTCCAGATTGTCTCGTTCAAGATGTACTTGAACCCGGCCCCGGCTATCGTGAGGATGCTGCCCTGCGGCTCGAGGGCGACCGTGGTAAAGCTTGCCTCGTTGGTCAGAACCTGCCACGGGTGACGGGCGGCGAGCTGCTGCCCCTCCTCGTTCGCAAACTCGATGATCTGCTGCACCTGTGGGTCAGCACTCGTATACGCCGCGTTAGGGCGCAGCAGCCCTACGCGCACGCTTACCGACTGGCACAGGGTCAGCAGGGACACTAGGCGGCCTCGGCTTCCTGCTCGGCCTTGCGTGGCCTACCCGGACCGCGTTTGTCAGACTGCCCCTCGAGCGCCTTCATACGCTCGTTCATGTCGGCGATGGTCTGCGCCTGGCGCTCGATCTCGGCCCGCGCGTCGGCGAGGTCTTTAGTTGTCGAGCCGATGTCCTTGGCCTCTTTGATCCAAGTGCGCGCCGTATCGCGCAGATAGCGCCCATCAAGGCCCAACTCGGACAGCGTGGAGTCCGGGCATGCGGCCAAATCCTCGACCGTGGTGTATCCGGCCGCTTTGCTGCGCGCGCGCTGCTGCGTGGTCAACATCTGCCACGTCTGGATCGGCGTGCCCGAGCGCGGCAACTCGTTGCCCTTCTTCCACTCGTCATATTGGAGTTGGAATCTCTGCGCCCACTCGGACGGATACTCGCCTTTGATGGCGCGCTGCCTGATTCGACCGATCCAATCGGCGGCAGGAGCTTCATATACGTCCTTGCTGCCAAAGCCCGTGACCATGACGAACTCCATCATCGCCGGGACCGGACGGCCTGCTTCCTGGCTCGCGTCTTGGTCTACGCCGTATTCACGGGTCTCGAACTGAACAAACGGTGGGCGCGCATCTTGCAGCATGGGATCTCCATTTTCCACTGCACCCGGGGTATCCAGATGCAGAAGAAAAGCCCCCGTCGCCGAGGGCAAGAACTACGCAGCCTGCATGCCAAACAGAATCAGCGCACTCGCCGCGAAGAACACGGCAGTATTGCCCGCAGTCACGCTGTAGCCCGCATTAGCTGCCAAGGCATTGATGGTGCCACCCACGGCGGGATACACCAGCAGATCGTTAGCGCCACCGTTACGCACGATCACGCTATCTCCAGCGTTAAGCCGCGGGAGGATGGCCCCCGTGCTAGACGCCGTAGTTGAGAACGCATTGACGTCAGCCTGCAACGGCGTTGCGGTCGCTTGCGTGGAGCCTGCGCCGGCCTGAGCGGTTATTCCATCGCCTACAATGATCAACGCCGAAGGGCCGGGGATACCGCTTGCAACAATCTTTCGACTTTGTGCCATCTGATGATTCTCCGAAAAGCCGGGGACAAGCCGAAGCCTGCCCCCGTTGCATCAGGTGATTGCGCCTTGGGCGAACGGCCGGTTCAGCATCGCCACGTTGTAGAAGATCGTCGCGTTGTTGTAGGTCGCCGTTACAGACACGGTGCCGGTGGCAGTTGCCACCGCCGACAAAGTGACGTTCAGGCCACTGGCGTCGATGGCGCTGATCGTCGCCGCTGCCGGAATGCCCGTGCCGCTCATGAACGCACCGATGAACCAGCCATCGATATTTGGCACACGAACAATTGCGCTACCGGCGCTCAGGCTTGCAGTTTTTGCAACGGTAGTAGCGCCAGCCGCTGCGACGCGCGCATTCAGAATCTGCCGGCCCGCAGCGTTAGCGCCGCCTTGACCCGCAGCAACGATACCGAAAGTGGTATCCGCCGCCACAGAGGCGTTGCAGTTGACAGGAGTCAACCCGCCCACCTGAAGCCAGCCGTAATTGCCGGCAACCATTGCGCGGTTGGCAACGCCGAGCGACTGACCAAGGTTAGTCGTGCTGGGTACTTCAGTCGCCTCATACCGCCAGCGAAGGTCAGTGGCGTTGAATGCCGGAGTCAGCACGCACAGACCGAATGCGCGAATGGCACCGTTGGCACGCACATACATGAACTCACCAGCGCCCCAAAACGGATCGAAAGCTTTGAATACCGATCCCATCGGGACCGCCAGCACGGGCGGGCCAAGGCCCGTAGTGACGCCCAGGTCGTCGGTCGGGTTAAAGAAGTTCTGAATCGGACGAATGCCGAGGTAAGGCTCAATCGGGGTGTAGCGCATTGTGGTCTCCTTTTCTCTCGGCGGTTACGGACGCAGAACGCCCTGCAAGAACCTGTTGGTACAGACCAGGTTTCCCTGGAACAGAACCGGCATCACAACGGCGTCCTGGTTAACTGACTTCATCTCGTCCATCAAGGTCATGTTCGCGTCCTTGTGCGCCACGAGCTCCAGATAGTCGGTATTCATGAAGTACATCCGCTGCACCGGAATGCCGCCCGACGAATCGAAGAAAACGTCAGCGTTTTTATATTTCAGGGTCAGGAAGCCGCCAGAGGCCACGTCCGGGCCACTGTCCGAGTCGGTCGTGTACCGCTTCAGGCTGGTCTGCGATTGCTCGTACATCGCAAACAGGTCATCAGAGGCAACGATCATGTCGGGCTGATCCGCTCCGCGCGTGCATCGGATAAACAGGTTCAGCATCAGCGACTCGATGGTAGCCGCACTTAGGGTCAGCGCGCCGCCACCTTGCAACGGAGCCGCTGCCGACTGGACCGCGTTCTGCCAAAACGGGAAAGTGGTCGAGTTGATTTGACCCACAGTCCCGGTGCCAGCGTCGGCAACCAGCGCTTGCAAACCGTTGATCTGGTTTGCCGCAGTGCCGTCCGAGTAGGCGTCAACGCTCAGGCCGTTCTTGAACGAGTTGATCGCGTTCTTAATCTTGGCCTTCGTGAAGTTGACAATTCGCGAGCTGCCCATGTTGGTCCGAAGTTCCAGACCGGAGGCGGCTACGTTCACGGCAACCTGACGCCACGGATACTCGGCAGCGGTGATCACATCGACTGCATTGATGTTGAGCGCGTCGAATCCCGAGTAACGCTGATACGTCGAGTTGCTCGCGTACTCCAGCGGCACGGCAATCGACAGCCCGCCATCTTCGGTGCGCAGCTTTCCTTTGACGGACAAGCGACGCAGCAATGCGTTGTGACGGGTAACGTTGTCGGCAACGTCCCGCTCCATTTTGCGATAGGTCGTGGAGGCCAATTCGGTCCACGCCGTGAAAATGCTTGATATGCCTGCGGGCATGTCACGCTCCCTAGTTCAAAAGTCCAAGTTCGCGCGCAGATTCAGTTATGACGGCATCCATGTTGTCGATGCCTCTGCGCTCGGTGTGTGCGGATGGAACGCTCGCTTTACGCGGAACATTCACACTTGCCGCTCTCTTAGCCTCTTTCACGCGGGACTGGTTTTCAGTCCGTCGCTTGGCCTCGATCTCGTTCTGCTGCTGCTGTAGCAACAGCGGTCGGATTTCAGGGTGCGCCCAAATCGCCCGCTCATATGCCTGCTGTAACAGTGCCTCGCCTTGCAAGCCTGGGTTTGTCTGGGCAATCTGCGGTATCAACGCAGTCATCTCGCCTTCCACATTCCCCGCATACGGGCGAAGCAACTTACCAGCTGAATCTACCGAACTTTCCCATGCCTGAACAACCCCATTGAACTTTTTCGTCTGCATCTCGTCATTGCGCCGTGCATCGGCCTGCTGCTGCATCTCGGCGTAGTGCTGGCGCTGGAGCATTTCGTCAACGCGAGGATCGCGGTATTGCTGACCCGCAGCTGGATGATCCTGCGCGGCATCCTGCGCCTGCGGCATGGCAATCCCGTACTGCTGCGCGATCTGGGCCAGCGCCTGCTGTTTCTGCTGTGGCGTGCCCACTCGAAAGATTGCTGCCGTCTGTAGCAGGTGCTGCACCGCCCGCTCTGGCGTGCCGCCTTCGGCCTCGATCAGCATCCGGTAGGGCTCGATGGTCGTGCGCATCGACCGGCCAAGCTCGGCGTCTGGCAGCAATTGCGATTGACCCCGCAGCCAGTCCGACTCGCGCCGATGCACCTCAGCCCGGATATCGGCCGGCAGCGTATCCCCTGCCGCCTTTGCCGCAGGTTTCCACGATGCGGGCGGGCGGTTCAGATCGCGCGCAGGCGACGCTTCGGCCTGCTCGGCTACCTCGGGCTGCTGCGCGTCTGGGGCGGCCGCCACAGGTGCTGGAGCAGCCTCTGCGTCGGGTTTGTCCGCCTCCGGCTCGGCCTTGTCCTCGGTCTTGGCGGCAAAGCGCCCATTCTTGTCTCGCCCCGCGTCATCGGGTGCGGCTTTATCCTCTGCCGCGTCGTCCTCTGCCTCATCGTCGTCGCCGTCGCCCATGTGTCGGGCCTGAATGGCTTTCCATTCGTCGGCGAGTTCTTGGTCCAGGTTCTCCAGGTTATCTGGCATCTCTCTAATCTCCCATCAGTCGCTTCTGAACTGAGCGCGGCAGATGGTTGTACGTCTCCCATGTGCTGCGCTCGATGTGCCGGTCATCCTGCTGCTGCCGATATTCTTCGTTTCTGGCGATCTCTTTCGATTCCTGCTCCCGGCCTTCGTAGGGGCGCGACCCCGTGCGCAACAAATCCTCTCGGCGCGCCCGCCTGCCATCAACCCACAGGCCAGTGACGGGTGACAGATAGCCGGGGAGGTCTGGCATGAGCATCGGGCCGGACTCGGGCTCGCCGAAATACTCAGGCTCGGCATGCACCAGCGCGCCGTCCTGGAACTCGGCAATCACCTTGCCGCCCTTGTAGATGTATCGAGTTTTCACGGCCATAGCAGGATCAGCACCTCGTCATCGTCGTTGGGGCGTTCGCCCGGAGTCGCAGAGGCCCCACTGCGGACAATTGCGAACGATTCAGGACGCGCGCTTGCGTTCTCGCCAAACTCATCGCCGGAGAAGTCCGTTGTCCAACGCCGGTAGTCGCGCGATGTGATCTCTGTGTCGATCTGCCGGGTCTGCGCGGCCAACTCTGCAATCGCATCCCACAAACTCTGATCGAAGCGCTTCTGGTGCGGTCCACCGCCGCTGCCGCCCCCTCCGCCGTAGGCAGGCGGTGTAGGGGTAGGAGGCGGTGGCGTTGTGCCAAAAGTCGCCGCCCCGCCAATCCAGAACGCAAGCAGCGACCTCGAGCCACGAGTTGCAATTGCACCGCCAAGACTTGCCGCCCCACCGATCCACGGCGCGAGTAATGAGCGCGCGCCACGCGCTCCAACCGCTCCGCTTGGCCGAGCTGCCCCGCCGATCCACGGCGCGAGCATTGACCGCGTGCCGCGTGCCGCAGTGCTTGCGGGCCGAGCCGCACCGCCGAGCCAGAACGCGAATAGGGAGCGGTATCCACTCGACACATCAGGCCGGGTCGTTGCCGGTGATCGGGTCTGCGCCAGGCGTGCCGGTTACTGCCGCAGTCCACGAGCTGGTCGCGTCGTCGGTGGTAAATACGGTCAGCGTGCCGCTTGCAAC